CAGGTAAAAGAGGACGCCACTTGCGTGGTAAAATTTTACTCTAATGAGTGCCACATGTGCCATTCATTGAGTTCGTATTACGAGGATATTTCAGACAAGGAAGAATATGAGGATCTTCATTTTTTTGCCTTCAATGTTTTAGATTATCCCCAAATCGAGAAGGCTCTCGACTTTAACGGTGTTCCGACGATTTCAGTGATTAGAACCAAGAAGGGCAAAACACGACCAAGAGTGCGCGTCATGCCTGATCCGCTTAATCCCCACAAAAAGACATGGTATACCGTAAAAGAAATTAACGAATTTATTCAAAGAGAAGGGTTTTAAAATGGCCGATGCCTGCTTATCATACGACGATGTGTTGTTGATGCCTCAATATTCTGACATCCGCAGTCGCTCCGAAATTGATATATCAACCGATTTAGGAAAGGGCCTCCGGCTCCAACTCCCTCTTGTCTCTTCTCCCATGGATACTATCTCCGAAACTCAAATGGCGATAGCGCTTTCTCAACATGGCGCTATCAGCGTTATTCATCGCTATAATACGATTGCCCAACAGGCACGGTTGGTGTCCATGGCCAAGGATCTGGCCACCACCGAAGAGATTAAAACTGGCGCCGCTATTGGGATTACTGGCGATTATCTAGAGCGCGCCCAAGTGCTTCATGCTATGGGGGTAGACTTTCTTTGTCTTGATGTGGCCCACGGCCACCACATTCTCATGCAAGAGGCCCTAACAGCATTGCGTAGGGAATTGGGAGATGACATACATCTTATGGCAGGCAATGTAGCTACACTAGAGGGAATCAACAGCCTAGCTGATTGGGGAGCAGATTCCGTCCGATGTAACATCGGCGGGGGTTCGATATGCTCTACTCGCATCCAAACAGGACACGGACTTCCGGGCCTCCAAACTATCATTCAATGCGCCAAAACAGATCGCAATGTAAAAATCATCGCCGACGGCGGTATTCGAAACTCAGGCGATATTGTTAAAGCATTAGCCGCCGGCGCAGATGCCGTCATGTGCGGGTCTCTGCTGGCCGGCACCAGCGAAACCCCCGGCAAAATTATTCGAGACAAGGAAGGCCACCAATGGAAGCTATATCGAGGGATGGCCAGCAAGGAAGCACAAATAGAGTGGCGAGGAAAATATGGCTCCTTCGAAGGAGTCTCCAGTACGGTACCCTATCGCGGTTCTGTAAAGGGTGTTTTGGAGGACTTGGAAAAGGGTGTGCGGTCTGGCTTTTCATATTCGGGCGCCCGAACACTAAGTGAATTACAGGCCAAAGCTTTATTCGTAACCCAGACTGCCTCTGGCTTCTCTGAGAGTCGTACTCACATCAGCAATCGAGAATGGTGAGACATGTCTGAGGAAGCATACGGAAAGAACACCAAAAAAATAGTTTTCCTCGATACGGATCATCGCCACGCCAATCTCATTATTCGTTTGCGCCACGACGGGCTCACTCAAGCCGATTTTTTTCGCTCCCTTGTAACAGGCTATATTGAGGGAGACAATAGGATTCAAGATTATATTGATGAGATTGCCACCCACTCCAAACTTAAAAAGAAGCATTCACGCAAACTCAGACTAACAGGCCAAAAACAACTATCGCAGATGGGCCTCTCGGATCAACAGGTGGAGAACATCTTTGATTTAATTGCTGAGGAGTTCCCAGAGCTATGAAAAATGGTTTAAAGAAATGCTCCCAAATTTGCCTCGACAATAAAAAGGAATGTGATCAAATCGAGTGTCGCATGTTCATTGATTATCCCGAAGAGTACAACTGCTGTTTAATTTCTATTTATGAGAATGGCGCGATGACTCTGCGCCAAATTGGGGAAAGAATTGGGGTCTCATTTGCGAGAATCAAACAGATAGAAACGAAAGCTTTAAAGAAAATGAAGAAAAACAATTTATTAATGTAGAGTTTTGTAAAAAATAATACTATTTACAGATGAAAATCCATTTAAAGGAGTATTTTAATGGCCCGTAAAACACTATTAACAGAATCAGAGATTCGCCAATTTATGAAGTTGGCTCATCTGCCCGCCCTCGGCGGCGACCGCCTCACCCAATTGGCAGAAACCGAGGGTGATGACGAAGATCCCCCGGGGAACAGGGTGTATCAAGAGGCTGATGACCTCGAAGCAGAGCTTCACGCCACCGAAGATGAGTTGGGCGATGAAGATGCATTTGCCGACGAAGAAGGCGACGAGTTGGACGATCTGGAAGGCCTGGAAGGTGAAGAAGATCTGGAAGGTCTCGAAGATGAAGGCGGCGAAGGCGGCATGGTTTCTGTTGATGACTTTATGATGGCGCTGGAAGATGCGTTAGAAAATGTCCTTGGAGAGCCAGTCAGTGTCGACGATGAAGGAATGGGCGACGAAGAGGAACTGGAAGGCGAAGAGGAACTGGAGATGGATGTGGAACTCGGACCCGAAGGCGGCGAAGAAGAAATTGTAGCCGACGAAGAAGAAGAATTAGTAGCCGAAGTGGCACGCAGAGTAGCAGCGCGCCTCACCAACGAGCGCAAGAGCGCCGACATGGTTGATCAGCTCGCAGAAAGAATTTTACAAAGATTAACGAAATAATTTGACAATTGTTTTGGGACAAGTTATAATAACCACTGACGGATTTCCCTCGGTGGTTATTTGTTATGGAGAAGAATGGACTGGTTCTTATACATCTTAACGTTTTTGTTTGGTTACGTTACATGTAAAACGTTTTATTTTGTAAGTTCTACTCGGTTAAGCATGGTGATGGTGAAAGCTGCCCATATTATTTATTTGTCTGTAATGATCAAAGCTTTGGAGAATCTTGCTTATTCTCGGGAGATCATGCTAGAGCACATGCTTAAGTCTGAGCAAAACACAACCAGGATTAGCTCGTTTGAATTTAAGTTTGAAGAGGACGTGCGCGAACTTAAGGAGCGCTCCATTCTTATGTTGGCTGCCCTCCATCCGCCCTTTTTTAAACAAATGATGGATTTTGAAACGTGGGATGAAGCCGCCGCGTTTCTGCTTAAGAATAAAGAAGCGGCCTTAAAATTTTGGGAGCGCCCATGATCAATAAAATCAAAGAAAAAGTCAATACCTTTATCACACAGTTGGAGGGAGAAGAAGAAGAAGCACCGAAGATCGTCATAATGGATCCAGGGGGCATGCCCGGATCTCCCGAGCCCGATCTGCGCATCATCGGCCTTTTTACCGACGTCGCCGAAGACAAGGTAGCCGAGTTGGTGCAGGGGCTTCTCTATATGGATGAGCTTAATAAGCTGGAAGAAGATCCCTCTCATCGCCGGCCTATAGATTTTTACCTTTCCACGTATGGGGGAGCAGCCGACGACATGTTTGCGCTCTATGATGTTATGCGCCATATTGAGAGCGAGATTCACACCATCGGTCTAGGAAAAGTTATGTCAGCCGGCGTGCTGCTTCTAGCAGCAGGAACGAAAGGCAAACGCAAGATTGGAAAGTATTGTCGTGTCATGCTCCACTCTGCGATGGCAGGCAACCATGGAACGCTCCCCAATCTCGTCAATGAGATGGAAGCGCTCCAACAATTACAGGAAGATTACATCAACGCGCTCGTAGAAGAAACAAAAATGACAAAAGAAGACATTAAAAAGATGCTGGAACGCAAAGTAAACGTCTATTTATCAGCAGAAGAAGCTGTCGAATTAGGTATAGCTGATATAATTATTTGAGGTTTTTGAATGTTTGATTTAAAACGTATATTAAGCGACGAATACGCGCTGAAAGATAAAGAAGTTACCCCGCGATCTTTAATGAAGATGATCGAAGAGGTGATGGAGATTCCTCTGGCTTTCACCATTAAGGAAGAGAAGCAAGGCAAAACGCACACTCTCACCATCTCCATGATCCCCGAGATCGAGGTATCCGAATTAGGGTGGGCCGACGTCCGTACTCCCGAAGAAGGGGGCAAGCCCATTAAAAGTCGGGAACGCCAATTGCTCGAAGGCTATTTAAGCAACATTGTGGGAGAC